GCAACTGGCCGCACCCGATTCCGCGCCGGCAGAGGACCGGTTCCAATTGACGATCACCGGTTCCATCCCGCTCCTGCTGGACGCGGCCCCAGCCGCCAAAAGCGACAGCGTTTCCAGCGATTCGGGAGAACATTGAACGAAATTAAATTTTAGTGCAATGTTCTGGAATGGCTGTATCCTGCATCATCAGCGCATTACAGCCGTTTCTTCGCCCGTATAGTCGACGAATTGGGAATCAATCAGCCCGTTTTGTTTCCAGTTATGGCGCATAATGCAAAGCCCTCCCGGCGACTGGCAGCATATGATAGTGCTAAAAGCGATCCCCCTTCTTCTGTGGGAGGCACCCCTATCCCATCGAATGCCAGGAGCGCGACCGGGCAGGCGGCAGGGGTACCGGGAGGGGGGGTGCCGTCGGGAGGCGGGCTGTTCGGAAGGGAGCGGGGCGCGGAAGGATTCTCCCGCCCTCTTTATTTCTCCCTAAAAGAGACTTCGGTTTCGACCAGCCCTTCCCGCCCACTTATATCCTCTCTAAAAGAGGCACCGGCTTCGGACAGACCAATCCTCGCACACGCACCGGCCCATCCACATACCCAGTACCGTTTCCAAACGCCTGTGAAAATTTTTATAGTGGATACAAAACGGGCGATTTAGCGGATGAAACGCAGTTGACCGCCGAATCCTGCCGGATGAAGTAGATTTAAGTCACCGGCAAATAAATACACATACGAATGCAAATCGCGGATTGAAATACTCGCCCCCCTTACCCCTGAGGGGAGGTAGTGCCCTACGGGTAGAAGGAACACAACACGTCGAAACGGTATTGAAACCCTTTGATAGAGCGGAATGCAGCACGAATCAGCAACATATAGAAATTAGATGTTGGTGGAAAGGGGTGGTAAATGAGCGAATTTCAGCGCGACGAACCCATTGCGCACCCTCCGGGCAAACCATGGATAGCGTATAACGCCGCCGGTGACTACTCCACGGAGTGGGTCAGCGACATACAACTGATGAACACCAACAACAGATGGGACTCGAAGGGAAGGCGGAAGCAGTATTACGAGAAAGCGGTGGAGAAATACGGAGAGTTGTCGCAGAGACCGCAAGTGGCGTTTTCAATACTTTCAAAGAAAGAATACGCAATGTGGCGCGATGACTTGAGCGTCGGAGAGAAGGCGTTATTGATGGACTTGGCCGCATATGTCCACGCATTCGACTGTGCGATTGCCTATTCAAACGGAAAGCCGATTCTGACGGCTCACATGGCAAAGATAACGAAGATGAGCATATCAACCATCCTGAAGCATCTTGCGTCGTTGAAGCAAAAGCGGATCATATGCGAGACGGAGACAAGAGGGAAGCGGTACTACATGAACCCGTGGATAATCGGCAACGGAGGATATGTATCATCCTGTCCGCTGTCGTTGTTCCAGGAATACCAGATCAGAAGCGAGGGGGGGATAACGTGGAGGGAGTACGCAAAGAGAAGGGGCGTGGAGTGGTGAAGACGAAACGGATGATGCAGTTGCAGCAGGTTATCGGGAAGGCTTCTTCGTCGGCAAAAATTGTGTATGCCTATCTGTATTGTTGCAAGGAGGGAAGGACGGGAGAGCTGGTCACGGACGAAGGAGATATTGTCACGGCTTCCATTGTTGCAGGAGCCACCCAACAGTGCATCCGAACGGTCGAGGACGCGCTCCGGGAACTTCGCAGGATGCGGTTCGTCGAAAGGAGAGGGTTTGGGAAGGGTGTCAATTACCTAATTGTCAGAGACACCGGTGGGGAGGATGTATGAGAGAGATACAAAAACTTAGCGCGGTAAGCATGGCACTTCTATGCATCCCGGCTTGCTTCGTTGATGGGCGGAACAAATGCCAGAGTAACCGACGAGTCGATTGACGACACACTGACCGACTTGGCGAACTACGCCAACATGGAACTATTGGAAAGGCGCATGGAGCGCACGGAGGCCACATGCGAAGTTACCTGAACCGAATCGTCTGTCTGCTACTTGGCCATCGCATGGTTCCGTTCAACGCATGGCCGAATCGGATCAACCTGTGTTCCCGGTGTGGGAAGAAGGAGAAATTATGACGTATTACATTATTTCTACTCTGGTTTCGTGGGCGATCATGTTGGCACTTGGCACTACATTTTCGATAAAAATGAAGTGTCGCGGGTACCGGCATACAGCAAAGTGGAAGGGAATTGAGCGCATAACAAAGCCCATGTTTGTATTTGGAATATTCGCCATCCCGGTGCTTCGGCTGGCTCTCATGCTTGTAATGACTTTTGTGCTTTTTGCTTCTTTTGATGAATACGTCGCGCTTCAACTCAAGGACGGAAAGATTGAGAAGGTGGAGTCATGATTGAAGCAATTCTGTTCGCAGGTTGGATTTCTGCCGTCGCAATCTACTTGTATTCTACCGTTCTGTTCTCCGCCTATCGCCTGACGCGAAGTCGGTTCCCGGCTTTTGCACAACGTTGCGCAAACTTGTTTGTCCCGGTTTTCAATGTTATCATCCAGCAAATTTCTGTACCTGCTCAATTTGGAAGCAATCCCGGTTCCGGCATGTCGACGCACTACGGTAAGTGACAAGGAGGCCACATGAAATTCCGAATCTTCCTATCCCGCCTGAACTACCGGATTGCATGGATATGGTGCAGGATCGTCGGCCACAAATGGGAACGGATAACGGAACGCGACTATGTCTGCCTTCGATGCGGACGTGAACAGGAGGGAATGTGACAAGGCTTGATGTGGCAACAATCCGCGTCCTTGCCCATTGCGAAACAGGCCCATGCCATACCTGCCCGAAACCGGACAACATGGCCGGATGTCCGATAGACCACCCCGGCAAGCTGGCAGAGGCATTATCTGACGCATACAAAGAACTGGACACAATCACCGCGCCACAACGGGAGAACCCCGGTGAGCATATGGAGGAACGAGCCATGACGTTTGATGAACTCAATCACAACACCATCGAAGGAAGACTGCTGAATGCCGCCATTGGGACGCTCATGAACTATATGCCAAACACGCCCGATGAAATCGTGCAGCACCTGTCTGGCATAGAAGATAGGTGCCAATGGCCAGAGCCGCTTGAAGCATAGCCCAACCGATTGACCACCACCCCGTATAAATCAACACACAATCCTCTTGGGGAAACCCAGGGGGATTTTTTATGCACAACATGAAGTCAGCCGCCAAGAAGAACGCCATGCGAAAGCGTGGAATCCCGCGTCCGAAGAAGACGCCGGAGCAAAAGGCGGCAGAACAGCAAGCAAAACAAGGCCAGCCGGAACAACCCAAGCGAAGGCCGATAGCGGCTGATCTGGATTTTGAAGCATCCCCAAAACAAGGGGCCTTCATTGAAACGTCCCAGAACCCCGCATACGGTTTCCCGGACAAGATACTGTACGGAGGCGCGGCAGGCGGAGGTAAGACGTGGACGCAGGTCGTGGACGCCTTCTATTATGCGCAGAGATACCGGGGAAGTCGGCAGGTCATATTCCGTCGCACGTTCCCTGAATTGGATCGTTCCGTCATTGTCGAGTGGATGAAGATTGTGCCGGACAGGTTCTCGACTTACAACGCATCTGAGCATCGGGCCTACTTTGCAAACGGTTCCGTCGTTGAGTTCGCCCATCTGGAGCGCGAGGAATCCGTCTACAACTACAAGTCGGCAGAATACGACGTTATCCGGTTTGAGGAAGCGTCTGAGTTTACCCCGTTCCAGCTGAATTACATGGCGTCCCGTTGCCGTGGTGCGAACGAATACCCGCACCAGATCAAGTACACAACCAACCCGGGCGGTCCCGGCCACAAATACCTGAAGCAGATATTCCAGATCGGCGTCACCGAGGCCCTGAAGATTTTCTATGTCTACATCGGCGACCACCCGTTGACGGGAGAGCGTCTGTACGAGAAGCGCGTGTTCATCCCTGCGTTGGTTTATGAAAACCCGAAGCTGCTGGCCATGGACCCCGGATACCTGACCAGGATGATGCAGCTGCCGGACAAGGAGCGCGAGATGCTTCTGTCTGGTAATTGGGACATTGCCGACGACAGCGCCTTCAAGGAGTTTGACCCGCGCATTCATGTCTGCAAGACCTTCAAGCCGCCGGAACACTGGACGCGCTGGAGAAGCGTCGACAACGGATATCAAGACCCGTTCGCATGGTATTGGTATGCCGTGTCTGAAGACGGGACCGTCTACGTCTACCGAGAATACACCCGCGACCCGGACAATCCCGACGACCCCAACCAGAAAGACAAGGTCCACTATTCCGACCAAGCCTCACAGGTCAAGTTATTGTCTTCGCATGTTGATGCAGGAACAATGTCCGAGATGGAGGAACGGTTCTCCTACACGGTCGCAGGGCATGATGCGTGGTTCGGAAACGTCCGGGACGAACAGGGAAAGACCCTGATCGACTATTACCGAGACGGAGGTGTCACCGGATTCATCAAGGCCATTACGGATCGTCGGCTCCGGTGTGCCGTCATACACGAATATTTGAAGCCGTTCAAGGGACCGGACGGGAGGGATACAGCCAGAATCCAGATCATGGACTGTTGCAAGAAATTGATTGAAACGCTCCCCGAACAACTGATTGACCCAACCGACTCGGAGAAATACGCAGAATCGAAAACAGACCACTGGACCGATTCGTTCGGGTACGGGATTTTGTCGTATCATTCGCCAAAGTCGAGGCCGACAAAGGCGTCCGAGAACTCGATCAAGCGGCACAAGCGCGAATATGCGCGGAGAATGCAAGAGTAACAGGGAGGAATCCATGGTCACAAAGTACGTTCCGAGGTTCACACTCACCAAGTTTGCCCGCAGACGGGTATGCGAAATAGCCAGATGCAAGAATGCCGAAGTGAACAGCCTTGCCCGCATCGGTTCAAGCCCTAATTTCGCGCATCTTATCTGCGACGACTGCCTGAAGGAGATTGTCCTGCTCTCCATCGAGAAATTCCGCGACGACAAGGACTTCAAATTGGCACTTTCAGACATTCTCGACGGCGAAAAGATCACAAAAGGCGAACCGGTTCAAGACTTGCTGAACAAACTCAAGGCGCTTGAGGCTGAAAACGGGAAACTTGAAGCACAAATCTCCTTCTATGAGGAAGATGCGGCTCTTCGCTCCAAGCGCGCGGCGGAGGCCAAGGCAACAAGGGCGAAAAAGCGCGGCGATTCCGGCTCCGACGAGGAATAAACCATGTTTATGCAGGCTATCCCGTGGATTGCAGCCGGCATTATGGCTGCGTGGGCAGGAACCGTGGAGTACAGGATGTGGAAAACAAAGCGATCCGGCGGTCGCGTGCAAATTCTGACGAATAACTCGACCGGGCTGACGCATATACCGCCCGGACAGCCGACAACACCGGCCAGAAGGAACATCCGAAGCACGATCCAGATGGCAATGGAGGCCGAAGAACGCGAAGAAATGAACGACCTGGCAGAAATGATGGGAACCGATAGCAAGAAATGATAGGCGGTGGACAAATGGGTGTATTCGATGCTTTGGGCGGGGCCATGCGTGGCGCAATTCAAGGTGTAAGGGACGTAATGACGCCGAAGCCTGAATCCGTGGACACGATAAACGGGCAGGCGTTCAACTTCCGAGAGGAAGCCGTTTCGTTTGTCCGCAAGAAATTTGAAAGAGCGCAGGAAGACCGGCGTCCGATGGAGATGCAATGGCTCCTGACGCTCAACTTCCTGCAAGGCAACCAATACTGCGATGTCAACATCTTTTCTTCCGGCATCAAGCAAATTCGGAAGCGGTACAAGTATGAATCCCGCGAGGTTTTCAACAAACTTGCGCCGATCTACGAGGCCCGCATCGCAAAACTGACCAATGTTCAGCCTTCCCCTTACGTCCGGCCAGCTACGTCGGAACCATCCGATATTGCCGCCGCAAAGGTTTCCGCCGCAGTCGCCCGGGACATCGACAATTACAATGAAATGCTGTCTCTCCGAAAACAAGCGATTGCATGGTCCGAAATTTGCGGAGTGTCGTTCATCAAGTCGGTATGGGACCCGGAAGCCGGAGACGTTATCGGCGAAGACGAAGGCGGAACCGTGAGAAACGGGTACGTCAAGAAGATTCTTGTCAACGCATTTGAGGCATATCCCATCGACCAGAAGACACCGGGCATCAAGAACCATCGCGAGTTCATCCATGCCAAGGCATACCCGACGGAATATGTGGCCGAGCATTGGGGAAAAGAACTGACCGGCAGGAACGTGGACGCATTCTCTCTTTCGATTACCGGCATCGGGTACGGCGGACTTGGCATGAACGCATCCAACCCAACGGTCGTCAAGACGGAACTGAAGGATCATGTCGTTGTCATGGAGTATACCTGCCTTCCGTGCAAGAAGTTCCCCAAGGGCATCGTGATCATCGTTGGTGAAAACGAATTGCTGGATATGCAGGAAATGACGTACTACGTCGGAGAGCGCAACGAACCCAGCTTGAACCTTGAGGAATATGCCTGCGTCACCAATCCGGCATCCGTGTGGCCGATGTGCGTTCTTCACCGCCTCATCCCCGTTCAGAGGGCATACAATGCGGTCCGCAACAAGAAGCACGAGGCCCTGAACCGCAAGGCTATCGGTATCGTGTCCATGGAAGACGACGGCAACGCGGACATTGAGGCCCTGGAAGAAGAGGGAATCTACCCCGGCAAGATATTTACATACCGAGTCGGAGGGAAAGCCCCGCAGTTCATGCACGACAACGTCAGTACGCAGGACTTCGACAACGAGGAAACCAAGCTGGAGGGCATGTTTGAATCAATCTCCGGCGTTTCCCCGTTCATGTCGAGAAGCGCGGTCCCGACCGGCATGGAAGCTGCAAGCGCGCTGGAGAAGGTGCGAGAGCAGGACACGGAACGTATCGGGCTGACCATCGAGAATATCAACCATGGCGCTGTCCGTGGATTCAAGATCGGCCTTCGCCTGTGCAAACAGTATGCCCAAGGTCCGCGCATCATGCGCATGGTCGGCAAGAACGATGATGTCGCGGTCGAATACTGGATGGCATCCGACCTGACAAGCGACGATGTGATCATTGACAAGGAATCGTCACTCATTCAGTCTTCAGCAGAACGGCGTCAGCGCATTGTTCAGATGATGCAGTACGGAATCCTTGAGAAAGATGTGGACCCGCGAATCAGGATGCAAATCATCCGGGCCATGGATGTCGGGGATTGGGAGAACGCCGACGCGGAAGAGAAGATGCACGTGGCCCGCGCGCTCCGTGAAAACATGAGACTCAAAACCGGGGAAATGCCGGAAGCGAAGGACTACGACAACCACGTCCTGCACCTGGCCGAACACAACAAAATGCGCATCGACACCGAATGGGACGAAATGGTTGCCCAGAATCCGATGATGGAAGCCATGATGAACCAGCACGTCGCGGATCACAAAGCAATCGTACAGCAGGCACAGATGGAAGCGCAAATGGCCATGATGGCCGCACAAGCAGGGCCTCCACAGCAGATTGCATGACAAGGAGCCGGGGAGAAACACCCCGGCTTTTTTGCGCCTTTTTTCATGGTTGACCAACGCGACACAACGTCGCACCTATTCTTGGGACATGAGCCGGACCGCAAGACGAACTCCGGCGCGAAAGCGAGGAACACCCCATGCCCGACGGAATCGAAGCCACAGAGCGACCGGTAGGCGTACGCATCAATCTCCAGTTGTTCGCAGAACCCGGAGAAGGCGAAACCACCGCACCCGCACAAACCCTGCAAGGACTCCTTGAGGGAATGATGGCAGACAAGCAAGCAGCGGAAAACCCCGCGCCGACCCCGCCCGTGACACAGGAAACCGCACCAGCCGAAACGGAACCTGCCGTGCCGCCCCAGACCGGGAACCAGACGGAAGAAACCGAACCGGCACCCACCATGGAAAAGCGATACGCCGACCTTCGCGCACATGCGAATCGTCAGTCGAACAAGGCTTACCTGATGGAAAAGGAACTCAACGAAGCACGGGCAAAACTTGCCGAACTGACAGCCGCACCAGCAACCGCGCAGACCGCAACAAGCCAGACGGAACCTGAAGTATCCCCCGACGCGTTCATGGAAAAGTTTGCGACAGACCCGATGGGAGCCATCAAAGCCCTGACCGAGACAGTCGCAAGGCAGACCGAAGAACGAATCATGGCGAGAGTTCAGCCCGCAACGACTTACGCGGAGAACCAAGGATTGCTGGACGCCTGGACAAACGAGATGAACGCATTCGAGGAATCACACCCCGACTTCGGAAACATTTCGGACAAAGTCGGCGAGTACCTGAGAACCAACAACCTTGTCCATGCAGAAAACAAAACGGCGGCTCTCCGCGAGGCGTATTACGCCGCCAAAGACAGTTTGCCTCCGCCGGTCGCAACAGCAAAGCCGCAGACATTTGAAGAGATGCTGTCCGACGAAACGAACCTTGCGAAGATATTTGACAACCCCACCATCCGGGCGAAAATCCAGACTGACCTTGTGGCGGCAACGCGGCAAGCCACCGCCAACATCCCCCGTTCCATCACGGATTCGGGCGGCGGGACAGCACCACTCGTACCGGACCGTAAACCCACGAACATGGCCGAGGCGGGAATTGCCATGAAGGAATGGCTTGAACGTCGCCACGGCAACTGAAAGGAGTAACTCATGTCTGATTTGACGCTTTCCATGTCCGAGTTCGCTTCCGCGCTGAAGATTTTCTACGGCGGAACCGTGCCGAACCAGATCAACACTGAACTTGGCCCGCTCGTCGCCCGCATTGCCAAGACGACCAAGAACGTCGTCGGCGGCGAGTACGTCGAGAAACTTGCACCGTTTGGCATCTCCGGTAATGCCGCCGCCTTCTCCGAAGGTGGAGCGCTTCCCTACACGTCCAAGCAGACCAAGGCCAGATTCCGTTCCTACCTCAAGAACCAGGCTGCCCGCGCTCTGTTCACCGAAAAGGTCCTGAAGGTTTCCCGTGGTTCCGCAGCTGCGTTCGCCGACGCCGCAACCGATTCCATGGACAACATGAAGGAATCCGGCAAGATCGACTACGCCCGCCAGCTGTACCTTGACGGTACCGGCCTCTGCACGACCTGTGGAGTTACCGACGACGCCACGACTGTCGTTGTTATTTCCACCCAGTACCTCATGGACGGTATGGTCATTGACATCGTCGTGACTTCTACCGGCGTTGCCATCACCAATGGCCGTGGCCGCAAGATTGCCGCCATCATCGACGACACGTCCTTCCTGCTTGAAGGAACCGACAAGGTGACTACGGCAGGTACCCACTCCGTCACCAACCAGGGTGCGTTCGGTCTGGAACTTACCGGCCTCAATGCAGTCCTTGCGCAGACCGGTTCCATCTACAATCTTGCTCGCGCATCGTACCCCGCCTTGAACGCCAAGGTGTGGAATGGTTCCGGTTCCGGCGTCGGTGACATCGACGATGCAATCATCATGAAGGCCATCAAGGACCGCGCGTCCAAGAAGGGTGCCAAGATTGACCTGCTCATCGCGCATCCCGACGTTGTCGTGACCTACGGAGACTACCTGTCCTCCATGAAGCAGACGGCCACCCCGTTGACGCTTGAAGGCGGATGGACTGCCATCTCCTGTGGCGGTATCCCGATGATCGACGACCGCTTCTCCAAGAAACAGTCCATCCGTGGTCTGGAAACCAAGAACTTCTACGAACACATGCTCCACGACTGGGAGTTCCTTGAAGATGGCATGTTCCGCCTTGTCCCGGGTACCGCGAACTACGAGGTCACTATGACCAAGTATTCCGAACTCATCTGCGACAAGCCCGGCGCGAACTTCTCCATCGACGGCATCACGGTTCTCTAAGCGACAGCACAGCACGCGACATAAGGCAATAGACACCAGAGGGGAGGGGCAGACGCTCCTTCCCTCTTTCGTATCAAGCCATACCGGAGGGGTTATGACTTATCTGGAATTTAAGGACTTGCAGGACAAGGGCAGAACCGACGAAACGCTTTCACTGATCGAGACGCATGTGTTCGACATCCCGCGCCGAATCTGTGAGGAAACCGGAGACGAGAACTGGTTTGTCTGCCACAATCCGACAACGAACCGCTTTGAGGTCCATTACGACGGCAAAGCCTTCAGCACAATGGAGTTTGTCGTGCCGTTTGAGGAACTGGACGCCCGGACCATTGAATGGATGCGACGTGTCCGGTCAAGCCGTTCAAGAGAGATTGTCCGCGAAGTGTCGGAGAATAACGCAAAGTTGAAACAGGACGCAAGCAACCGGGCGCATGACCACGTCGCCGCATATGCAAAGGACGTGTACCGATACAAGGACAATCACCCAAGCAAGACAATCTCCAGCAAGGACATTGTAGCAGGAAGGATGGAATGACATGGCATTGCGAGACATCCTGAAGGACGCCGTGTATGACGCAAAGGCCCCAATCTCAGATGCGGACTTCATCCGCAATTACAATGCTGTCGTCCGCGACCTGGCGAAACGATATGAAGTGGCAACCAAGATCACCGAAACCGCATTCTCCAACACATCGGGAACGGAATGGTATGCGTTGACTTCCGGGTGTCTTGGCGTGAAGCGCGTCGTGGACGAAGACGGAGAGACAACCCGGCACTATTCCATCCGCGACGGCGTGGAAATTCACTTCACATACGACGGGAACTACACCGTTTTTGAACAGGTTCCGCACGCAAAAATCACCGCACTCACCGCGACGCCTACATTGAACGGACAATTCGATGAAGCCGTTGCCAAGTACGTCGCGTCCAAGTGCGCGAAGGACGGCGCGGACAAGCTGTATGGCGAGTACCTTGCTGAAGCCGAAATGGCAAACAACACGATCCGCCGGAACCGGAACAAGAACGCGCAAGTCGGAGTGACGCCTTATATCTGATTGGAGGACAAATCAGAATGACACACAAAGCAATCGTAGACGCACTTGACGTGATCATGCCGGGCAATCCGTTTGCAACCCAGATGAAACTGGATTGGGTGAACGCATTGGAGGGTGACATCTGGCTCACGCTTACCAGACCACAATCGCAGGCTACCGTAACAGGCGTTGCGGCAACGGCATCATACGACCTGCCATCTGGCATTCCCTTCCACCATGTTCTTGTCTTGACCGTGAACGGAGAGGAATACCCCCGAATCGACGGCACCATGCAAGACACAATGGGATTCTACGATGCAGGTTCAAGCAAGTTTGGCCTGTACCCGGTCCCAGCCGGCGGAGAAGTGATTAAGCTGTCCTGCTCTGTCCCATATACATCCAGCACGACAAGCACTTACGCGTCCGTCAATACCATCGCAGAGACGCCATTCGACGACATGTACCTTGACTTTGTCCGGGCAAAGGCAAACTTCACGCTTCAGCAGGACGCGGCTTACATCACAATCGCCCAAGTCTTCAATTCCAAGGCTGACAAGTACGCCCAGTGGTATTCCGAAAGACTTCCCATCGGCAGGAGGGACACACAATGCGGCTTCCGCTTACCCGCGCTCTCGCAAGAATCGAAAGCGAACACAAGGACGTAACGGTCTTTCGCGGCCTGAACAAGCTGCCAAGATTGGTTCCCGGCGAATTGGCATCCATGGCAAACTGCGGGTCGCGGTATCCTGGATGTCTGTATCCGCGCGCTTCCCGTGAACTGATGGAAACATTGACGACGCCGAACGCCTTGTTCATCGCAGACAGCGGCGTCCGTTGTACGGTCGACGGCACGTCATTCAAGTACGGAGGCGTCACCAAAGGGACCGTCACGTCTGGCCTGAAGTCCATGTGCGACTTCTACGGCACCGTGATCATTATGCCGGATAAGAAGTATTACA